GCTGCACACGTGCGTCAGCTTGCGCATCGCTTGGGACATCAGACGCGCGTGCGCCCCGACGTGGTGGTCACCCATGTCGCCGTCGATCTCAGCCTTCGGCGTGAGCGCGGCCACGGAATCCACCACCACGACGCCGACGCGCCCGGTGCCGCACAGGGCCAGCAACACGTCCAAGGCTTGCTCCCCGTAGTCGGGCTGGGACACCAACAACGCGCTGGTGTCGACGCCGAGGTTACGCGCGTATCCGACGTCGAGCGCGTGCTCTGCGTCGATGAACGCGCACTCCAAACCCTTACGCTGAGCGTTGGCGATCACGTGGAGCGTCAACGTCGTCTTGCCCGCCGCCGCGGCGCCGTACACCTCGACGACGCGCCCGCGGGGCAACCCGCCTACACCCAGGGCCTTATCCAGCCCGATCGACCCGGACGCCACCACGTCGACCTCGGGGATCGAACGATCCCCGAGGCGCATCAACACGGAGCCGAACCGCTTGTTTACGATCTCGACGACGTCGAGCGTTTTTTCAACCTCGGTCTTCCGCGCCATCGGGAGATCCCTCGATCAGAACGGTAGCTCGTCGGCGTACACGACCTCGGCGTCGATCGCATCCTGCGCCGTGCGCCCGTCCCCGACGGCCCCCGCCGACACGTCGCCCGCCACCTTACCCTGGCCCTGGCCCTGACCTTGCTTCGACATGATCAGGCTGATGATCTCCCCATACGTGAGGACCCGCGCATACTTTTCCAACGGCATCTCGTTGGACGCGATGAGCCACTCGCGGATCTGCTCGTCGCGCTCCGCGAGCCGACCGCGATTCCTCGCCAGGTCGACCGTGTACCACGGAGAATCTTTGAGCTTTTTCACCAGCAAATCACACCCGTTGATCGGGTGCGTGAAATCCTCGTTGATCCCCTGGGCAGGGTCACGGAACCCGATCAAACGCTTCAATACGGTCACGCCAAACTCAAACACCTGCACACCCTTTTCCGGGTGCTCGCGATCGATCACCTTCGCGTAGGCTCTCATACCCGCGCCGATCGCCTTGGCCAGCTTGACGTCCGCGGGGTTGCCAGTAGCGGCGAGCTGCGCCGCCTTCTCGCAACCGGGACACCGGCGAGGCGCCTCGTCCTTCGGGGTCATCAAGCGAGGACAGTTGAACGAGAGCGCCCCGAACCCGGGGAGCTGCATGAAATGTCGAGACACGACGCGATACGGCTCCACGCGTCCCGCCCCGCGTTCGGGCGGGAGCACGCGAATGGTGTACACCTTGTTCACGACCTCGGTCTTGAAGTAGTCCGTCCCGCTCGGCAGGTTGTTCAGCGTCGTCTGGGCTGCGTCGGGGGAGTATTCGTTGTACAGATCGCTCAGATCTTGAATGTTGCTGTCATTGCTCATGGCTGGTTCCCTTTCGTTTTTCGATGGTTCGTTGATGGTTCGTTAATGGTTGCACGTTGATGGTTCATTGATGGTTGGTCAACCGGGATCGATCATCTCACGTGTTTCCCGATCGCGCTTGGCGTTCGCCGCCGCGAGCGGATCCAACCGCATCTCTGCGTTGATCCTCATGCCGATCGACACGAGCATATCCTTTTTCGCGTGCAACGCGAACGCTAGACCTTTTCGGTGCTCGCGCTCCACGTCGGCCGCGATCAACGCAAGCTTGGCCTGGTGATAACCGTCCGTGACCCGAATCTTGCTGGTGATCACGGCCTCGGTGAACCTCGCCCCGGAAATCTCCAGCGTCTCGCGGATCGCGATATACTGCGCCGCCTCCTCGCGCTCGGCCGCGAGCTTGGCAAGCAAGTAATCACGATGGGCGGCGGCGTAACGTGCGTTCGTGAACGCGATATCGGCGTGGATTCGATACATCTCATGTTCGATCTCCCCCGCGTCGATCGAAGACGTGAGACGATCAACGTACGCTGCGAAATCTTGGGAATCCTCGATCATACTTGGCATGGTTGCTGACTTACCCGATCCACCGCGTTTTTCAACGATCCAACCGATGCGAGGCCCAGCGCGCGCGGGCACGCGAGGCCCTGACCGCGGAGCTGGCTGGCAACACCGATCCATCCCGGCAACCGATGCGAGAAAGTAACCATGCCGTTCCGCGTTCGCAGACTGGCAACAACCGATCCGTCCCGGCAACCGATGCGAGACGACGCGACCGGGCGAACCGGCTCGCACAGAGTCTGCTGGCAACACCGAGCCATCCCGGCAACCGATGCGAGGGGCCTTCCGCCGGGACCATCCCTGCGGCCCTGCGGACTTTTTGCCCCAACCACAAACGCACGAGACCCGTCGGGTAACCGACCCGCTGTCTCGCGTGTTTTTTGTCCTGCCGATCCGGTTCGTGTGTTGGCCCGGGGCCGGCGATCGGGCTGGCGCCCTCCCGCCCGATGCGACGACTTACACCGGCGCATCGTCCCCCCGAGCATCGGACGACGTTTTTGGCCCGTGCGCGCCCCCAGCTTGACCGAGGTCGGCCGAGCGTCCGCGCACGTCCTTCGTCCGTTTCCGCTTCTGTTCCCTTGCGGGAGTTTTTCCAGGCGACTTGATCGTGAGCACGTGACCCTCGATCAGAGGTTGTCCTGTCCACGGCCGGTGTTCCCCACCGGTGCTTTCTGTAGTGGACGCATCCACCACGGAATCTTCATACGCACGCCTAATGTTGCGCGCGGCGTTGTGATCGCGATCAATCGTCAAACCGCACTCGCGGCAACGGAACACACGATCCCGCAAAGTCTGATCAACGTCCTTCCAACCGCACCTGCTGCACAACTTGGACGACGGAAAAAATCTGTCGATCATAACGAACACGCCACCGATCGCGCCCGTCTTATACTTGAGCATCTCTCGAAAAGATCCAAACCCAGCTTGCAGGATCTTTCGGTTCAGCCCCGCCTTCTGGCGGACGTTGACGCCGGGCGCTTCCACTGTTCCCCTCGCGGACGCGGTCAAGATCTTGACACTGAATCCCTCGACGACCACGACACGGAACTCCTTGACGATCTCGCTCGTCACCTTGTGGAGCCAGTCCGTCCTTACGCGAACGACCTCGCGATGCAGGTCACGGAGCCGCCGATTCTGCTTACGCCAACGCACGGACGGACTCTTGCCCGGCCGCGGGCCTGCCTTGTGACGGTTTATCCGCTGATGTTTGCGGATCTTCGCGTCCAGGACCTCCAGACTTCTCGGCACGGGGTATCGCTTACCCGTGCTGAGCACGATCCCGTTGTCCCCGACGTTCATATCAACGCCTACTGAACCGCTATTGCGCCCGAACGGCCGCTCGACGTCGCGCATCTTCCGGTAATGGATCACCGCATACCAGCGCGACCCGTCTCGCTTGACGGACACCAGCGCGACCTCGCCACCGTGTGCGCCCTTCAACGGATCCTCGCTGACCCGCACCGCGCCGACGCCGGGGATCCAAATATGCGTCGACGTGACCCACGCGCGCCACCGAGATGGGGGCACTTGGTACGTCCACGTGGGTTTGGCGAACCGAGATTCGACCGCCGGCGGCCCGAGCGGCGCACCCTTGCGTCGGCCCATGATCGACGAAACGTAGTTCTGCTGCGCGGTGCGAAAGCTATTACATGCGAACTTGCGCGCCTCGCTCGACACCGAGAGCATCCATCGTCGAGACCTCACACCTGCCCACTTCGTGGTTGCGCGATAATCGAGAGCGGCTGGCGGCGTAATCTTGAAACCCGCGGCACGTAGGGCGGGGCGGCCTTCCTTCTTATCCGCCCACTGTCGCCGAACCTCCGCCGCTTCCAACCCTTTCGTCGCTGCGTACGCGACGCAACTCTGCCAGATCGACACCGAAAGCCGACGACGAGCCTCTAGCACCAGGAAGTTCTTGACCCGGCGACGCGCCCGGGCGACCGACAACATGAGCCTGTGTTGCTCCCATGTGGGAGCAAGCTTGACGACGAAACCGCGTGTTCGATCCTGCGACATATTCGGCATTCCGGACTTACCCGACTTACCCGATTCACCGCGTTTTCTCAAAAAACTCAGCTTCGCTCACCATCGACCCCCACGCCCGCCCATACTCACGGTCGACGACGACGGGCACGCCGTCCATCCACTGACGCTCCATGATCTCGCCCGCCGTCCTGCCGACCTCACGTGCTACGTCATCGCGCGCCTCGATCAGGATCTCGTCATGCACGGTGTTGACAATCTGCGCCGGGACCGCATCCCCGACGAGCCAATCATCGACAAGGGTCAACGCCGCGAGCGTGTACAGCGCAGCGCTACCCTGCACGGGGTGGTTCACCGCGATGTGCTCCGCGTTCACTCGCCGCTCGTCATCGACGTCACCGATGTTGTACAGATCGCGGCGGTGGGCGGGCTCGCCCATCCAGTATGAAAAGACCTCGCCGCGACGATGCGCGCTGGAGATCTGGTCCTGGATCCATCGCCGCAACCATGAGAACTGCGACATCACGGCCGTATGAACAGCCTCCGCGACCGCGTACTTGACCCCGATGAACTTCGCCAAGGACCCAACGCTCATACCGAACAGAACGCCAAAGTTCACATTCTTGGAAAGGTACCTATGCTCAGACCGCACGTCCTCAGGCCGAATCTTCCAAACGTGCGGCGCGATCAGCTCCGCCGTCCGTCGATGCAGATCGTGCCCGTCCAGGAACACCTGACGAAACACGGGGTCGTTCGAGAGCATCGCAGCAACGCGATACTCGATCTGGGAGAAGTCGATCGAGATCAAAACGTGGCCCGGCGCCGCGACGAAGCAATCCTTCAGGAACTTCGCCAACTCCTTGTCGCGCGACGCCTGGTTCTGCATGTTCGGATCCCGACTGCTCAACCTAAGAGATCGCACCTCGCCGAGCGAGAACCTCGTGTGGACGCGCTCGTCCGCACGGACGTGCTGGCGCATCCCCTGCGAGTAGCGTGACCTGAACGTCGCGTACTTCTTACGCTCCGCGATCATACCGACAACGGGGTTGATCTTGGACAACTCCCGCAAGACTTCAGCGTCACATGACGGGGCACCGCTCGCGGTATGCTTCAGAATGGGCAGCCCCAAATCCGTGTACAAGAACTTCCGTAACTGCGGACCGCTGTCGGGGTTGAACGCTCCACGCTGGAACAGCTGCGCCTCTACACGCTGCTGCTCGGCTAGCAGGTGGCGATCGAACACCGCCAGCATGTCAAGGTCGAGCTTCATGCCGCGCCGCTCGATGCGGGTCAGCGTGCGGATCGCCGGCTGGAGCAGGCCGCGCCACGTACGTACCGCCCACCCGAGGGCGGCGTGCCTTGGACGCAGCAGCTCGACGAGACGCGCCGTCGACAACGCATCGAGCGCGTTGTACCTGAGCAGAACGTCGCGCTCGACGCCGCCGTAAGCGAACGCGTCCGGCGGCGCATCCGGTCTCCGGCATGCCTTCTCGACCCACGGCTCGCGCATCCCGGGGAGCGCGCCGATATGCCCGCTGCGCCGAGCCGCCGAGATCGCGGCGCGCGCCGCGACGAGCTGATCCTCTATCTCGCGCTTGCCCCCTCCCATGCCAACGAGTTCCTGCGCCACCTCCAGGTTTGCGTCAACCTCGCTCTCGATCTGCTTGCGCCAGATCATCGCATCGGCATCAATCCCCCGAACCTCGATCCCCAGGCCGCACGCGAGCGCGCTGACGTCACCCTTCACGTTCCATCCCGACTTTGGCACACGATCGTCTTCGAGGATCTCGGCCAAGGGTGCCAGCGTCTGTTTGGCCCCCGGCCGTCGACCATCCCAAACGTACGCGTGGTCGGCCCCGTAACCCGCGAACGCAACGCTAAGTACGTCAAATCCGGCGTCCCAGATCAAGCCCGACCACTCAGCGTCGAATGAGAACCCACCACGCAGTTCCGCGGCCGCCATCTCGGCGTCTTCACGCGTCTCCAACACTCGCGCCATAGCGCCCAGGGGAGCGCGCGGAGGCTTCGCCGTCAGCGCCCACCCCAGGTCAGCCTCGAAATGCGCGCGCAAAAAACGATTCTGCATCGCCGCCGCCGGCGCGACCAAAATGAACACAGGCGTGCCGTCCGACGCATATGCGTATCCACGTCGCGCCGACAATGGCGCGACGGTTCTCCCGAGCACGGCCAACGTGGCGATGCCGCCGACCACGATGACACGCTCGAACGCCCCCTCAGCGTAGGTGCCTGCCAGGTATCTACGACAAACCTCGACGCTGCCGACACCAGCGTCAATCGTACCTGCGCGGCATTTCACCGCGTAGTCGTACACGACCGGCCCATCCCAGAACTTGGCTACCGTGCTTCGCATCAGTCTACCGGGAACCCCCCAAAACGGGGCGCCGGCATGGTCCTCCTGCACGCTCGGGAAATCCCCGACGACGAGCAGTCCTCCCGGCCGCCCCTCGGCTGTCATGCAAACGTTACGAGCACCTGCTCCCAACGAACACATCCGACAAGATGGATCTCGCACCCGCGCGCCCGTCTCGATTGGCAGGCGCGGCACGTCGGAATACAGCGGCAGGGAGCGCATTACACGAGACCCAGGGCTGACAGCACGCCGTCGATCCGAGCACGATGATTCGATACTCCGCTCAACGCACGGGACCGGTCCGCGACATCGATGCATAGCCTGCGAATCTCATTGGGATCGGAGACCCCGCACACATAATAAAAATAGTTGACGAGGTCCCTCACGTACACGCTGTCCAGGACAGCCGCCGGTATATCCGCGGTCGCGCTCTCCTCCTGCTGCATCGCCTTGCGTTCCTCAGTCTCGTAATCGAACTCCGCCGGCGGCGGAACAACAACAGATGGCGGAGCAGATGGCGGAGCAGATGGCGGAGCAGATGGCGGAGCAGATGGCGGAGCAGATGGCGGAGCAGATGGCGGAGCCGGGACATCTTCTCCCACGACTCCCGCGCCCACCAAATCTTCCCATATATCAGCCGCGTCGATCTTATCGCAATCATCCCACGATTTCCCGCTCCTCACCGCATACACAAAACTTGCGCATCGCTTCAACAGATCGCGCACCTTACCGTGCTCGGCCAACATCCGATCGATGGCCTCCGCCTTACCTACCTGAGACACCGCGGCGATCTTCTCCGCAGTCCGGGCATCCGTCTCGATAATCAGCTTGAACGTTGTCACGGCTATCCTCACTTGGTACGCCCGCCTAGCGCAGCGCTCACCGCATCCCGTACCCAGGCTTGCCCCATGCTGCCCGGATCCTCCGCAGGCGGCAACCGAATCGCGATCGCACGAGCATCGTTGAACCTGAGCCAGTTCGCTAGCTGCTCGCCCTCCTCCCACGCATCACCGTCGAGACAAACCACGATCGGGCGCGTCGTCTCCAACAAAGACCTGCGTTGCGCATCGCCGGGCTTGCCGAGACATGCGCACGCGTCAGGCCAAAACGGCAACGCGTCGAAAACTCCCTCCACGACGATCACTGGATCGTCCGTGATGCGTTCCAACGCGACAGCATTGTATAGCTGATCGCGGCGCATCTTCGGCGCGGTCTGGTAACGTCGCTGACGACCCGGCGCCCACGACCTGCCGACCCACCCCCACCATGCACCACTAGCGTCCAAGCACGGCACGATGATCCTGTTCGCGTCGCGCCCGCGCAACGAGATCCCGATCATCGCCTCGCGTTGGATCTGGACCGTGACCCCTCGACTTCGCAGATACTCCCGCGCGGGTTCGCAGTACGTCGACGCCGCGATATCCTCATCGAGGATCGGCGTGTAATCTGACGGATCCTCGAACACGCCGGGGTCGACGCGATCGACGCCGGCTGGGGAGTGATCCCCAACCCACCCACGCGCGCCGCAACGAAAACAGCAATAGAACCCGGCGTCAGGGTGAAAGTTGAGCTTTCGCCGATTTGCCGACCCATGATCTCGGCGAACCACGCAGAACGGACACGGCGCGCGCACCCACCCACTCGGGGCGGGCCGCTTGCCCGCGACGGCCCGCAACACCAAGGCCGCCTCCGCGCCTGCGAGTACACGCTTCAATACCATTACCCGGTCCGTGACCGAATGTAGCCAAACCGGGCTCGTCGGGTCCTGTCTATCGGATGCAGCTGGGAAGAACTCATTTGCCGGAAAGCTGATGTTGTCTGTGAACTGATTCCATCAACGGATGCAGCTGGGAAGAATTCATTTGCCGAAAAGCTGATCTTGTCTGTGAACTGATTCCATCAACGGATGGAGCTGGAAATAACTCATTTGCCCGCAGATGCGGCCGTGGGAAAACTTCGGCTGAAACGACTTCCCCCGGGGGGTTTCGAGCCCCCCGGGGTAATGTCGCCAGCTACACCATTGAGGCCCGATCCCCGGCTGTCGACAGGGAGTATGTCTCCACGCTCCCCCTCCGCCGTGTCGCCATGGCCC